GTTGACAGTATTTAGCCCAATTTACACATTTATTTAATTGTAATTCTATTTGTTTTTTATGAATAATTTTAGTTTCTAATTTTGCTACAATTAAATCACGGAAATTGTTATTTTTACTACGCTCTGCTACATTTGATCTAATTTTAATGTCTGTCGTTAGTAAATTAAGTTTATTATCTAACATCATTATATCTCGAGCTAGATTGTATTTTTTATATTTGTCAGCTATACACCAACTTAATGCTGTTTTGGTACTATGAAAAAGTCCAACTTCTGTATCACCGTCAAAAACCCGATATATAGGTTTTTCAATAATTATTTGATATCTATCAAATAATTCATAATCTCCGTTGGTATTTTGCCAAATTAAATTTTTAATGTTAGTATTAAACTCAGAGAGAAATAATTTTTCTAATTCTTTGTCGTTCATTTTAGTACGTAGTGCATTATTAAATAACCGGTAGTGCTAATTAAAAATGTTATTATCCCTACTCCCCATCCAATTATTTGATCATTTCTTTTTTCTGCCATTTTTTCGACGATTCCGTGGACCTTACAAATCATGTCAGATAATTCAGATATTTTGTGATCTACATTCTCAAGTCTGGTATTTAAAGCATTATAACGTTCAGCACATAATTCAACATGCGCTTCCAAACTCTTTTTTTCAATGTCTGTAGCTTCGATCATAATAATTTCCCGTTAATATATATTTATGTCAAACATTCAAACCATATATTTTGATTGTCCCCGCTAGTAAATATTATTGGGTCTAACTCTATTTTGTTTTTTAATCCCACTAACATGGGCACAGCCTCAGCATCTGATAATAACATTTCTGTGGGATTTTCAGGTGGACCAAACACAGCTGGGGTTTCAACTTCGAATTCAAATGTCCATAAATTTTCATTATTTACTGGAAAAGTTATGTCAAAAATTTGTGTTCGTAAGCTAATTATTTGAGTTATAGTTTCCCAATTTCTTTGCTGATTCCTTGCGTGATTCCACATGTTTTCATTTAAAATTATATTTCCTGATTTATCATTAAATGGGATGCGCGATGATTTGTAGTGCCCAGTTACACCGGTAGCTGTAATATCAAAAAAAGTTTTACAAAGGAATCTCATTAAAAATATTACTGGCTATTACTCAGATGATAAACAAGTTTAGCTTGTTCTAATATGTTATAAAGTGCCGTATTAGTTTTAGCGGCTCGGCGAATTTGCCCCCAAAGCTGATCTTCCTCAATTTGAGCTCGTACACTCAATGCTTTTGGGCTTTCGCTATGTAATTTTCTATGAGCGCTTCCAGACTCTCTGATATAGATTGTTTCCCCGCCATCTGGACTTTCATATATAACTGCTTCGGTAATTTTGTTAACTATCATTATGTGTGTATTTAATGATATAAAATTAATACAATATATTATAGTCAACAAAAAACCCACCTAAGTGGGTTTTTGCTTTTAAAATAAAATTTAAAATTAAGATGCGCTAGTTGCGGTTGATGCCAAACGGAATCCAACGTTTGTAACACTAGCGGCTGCTACGTTACAAAATGTTCCAGCTGTTGTGTTTTGGATGTTACCCAATCCTTGAATTGCAGCTTGTAATGTAGCGGCTGTATAAGCACCAGTTGGATAAACAGCTACGCTGAAATCAACTGTATTATTTGTATTATCAACTTGATACATTGCTACTGTAGCAGTTTGTTGAATTGTTTGAAGAATCAATTGAACTGCGCCATTAACGCCAGCTTGGTTAAAAGCTGAGTTACCAAGACCAACTCCAAAAAAGTCCAATTTTGGACCCATAAAGTTAGTTGGGGTACCTGCTGGAGCGTATGCTGTGTTAGCAGATAACTGAGAACCGTTAAGTGTATCAGTTGCGAATACGGGTTGTGACCCACCGTTTACCAATGTAATATATGCCATGTTAAATCTCCTTAGATGTATGAACCTTTCGGTTCTGCATTTATTTAGTAAAAAGATTTAAATTGATGGGATTGAGGTTATTTCCGTGCTAAGTTTCGTTGTTGGTTAGTCCTGCTAAATCCAAATCTGTTAACAAATTTTACAATTCCCCCAGGTATCGTAACTACCCATCCTTCTTGTCCTGGGTGTTGTTGATCTAGTTGTTGTAACAAATCTATTTTAATATCATGTAGTAATACAAATGCTGTAAATGCCGCAGTAATACCGTCAATGTTACCACGTGGGCTTTGCAAATATTCTACAATATTATTAAATTTTTTAGTGGTTACTTTAGTTTTTAACCAATTGACAAAACCAGGTAGTAATTGATTAGCGTTAAAATCAGTTACTGTTTCATCTTTAACTAAACTATTGATATAGTCTATACATAGTTTAGGTAAATCAGTAATTTGTAAAGCCCTTAATTCAGCAGGGTTAAACAGTTGGTTAATGGCTGCCCCTTGCTTTACTAACAAAGATTTAAGTTCTTTAAGTTTACCACTTTCCGTAGGTTGAACATTGGCCGTAGGGTGAATTGGTTCTATCAATAATAACCCAGGCACAGGATTTAATCTCACTTTACCTAACGGTTCTTTAGGCGCACCTGGCTCTTTATATCTTGTGTGTATAGCAATACCAACGTCACTATTGCCTATTTCTTCTCCTAACTCGCTGGCTGCCGGAATAGAATATTGTACAGTATTAGGTTTAAATATGTATGCACCACGCTCTTCTGGCGGAGTGCTAGTATACAATAAATCACCGTTTATATATCCTTTAAAGTCTTTGGGTGTAGATGCTTCTAACATAGGCCAAAGTTTATGGTAAATAGGGAATAAATTTGTCACACGATTTGCAGAATTGCCTTTAGCGGCTGCTTCAGCATCACGTTTCATCAAATGTGATTTAACTTGAGAAGGACTTGAAAATAATCCGTTGTATCCAACGGCTGTAAATCCGGCAGTATCAGTTAACACAAATGTGCCATCAGGCTGGCGACCCCAAATAAGGGCGGGACTGCCATCCCATTTTACACTTACACTTGATGTAGTATTATCTTTTAAATGTTCTATAATTGCCAAAGCATCTTTTATGCCAGTTGCGCCACGTCTAAATACTAAGTCTTCTATATGTTCGATACCCTTAGCTTGCCCGCCTTGAACTACAGGTTCTTCGGCTTCTACAAGTTTCTGCATACCTTGATTAACAATACGATCACGTAGCCTTGCTAAAAAGTTAACATCGCTCTCGCCTTTTGATTCATCTAGTTCAATTCCGTTTTTAGCAAATGCGGCTCTAGCATCTGCTAATTTTGCTTCGCGTTTAGGATCGCCTTGTAGTGCTTGTAGCATGGTTTCAACACTATACAAGTCTTCGCGATCGGCCTTTTTGTTTAACATTAATTTCGCTATTTCGTCAGGATTGGAAGAAACAACCTGATTGGTAGCACGATCTACTAATCCCTTGCGAGTTATAATTTTATAACCTAATGCTTTGGCAATACTGTTAAGCATTATGTGCCTGTCAACTGCGCTGAATCTACTATTAACAGGATGCGATATGAAAAATTGCCCTACGGCCATATCTTCCATAAACATAAAGTCTGTTTGGACATATCCGTTTTTAGGATTACCGGCTATAGGTGTTTTAAAATGTACTTGATCACCGCCTTTTTTAATATATTCTTGCGGTTTTAATTTGTGATTAATACACCAATTGGTAAGTTCCGCTATTAATTGATCAGGCGAAATATCTTTTGTACTTACTTGTAAGTCTAAATCACCCGAAGAAGGTTTTTTACCAGTGCTACCTAACCATCGCTCGGGATATCCAGTTTTTTGATCTACTTCGCCTTTTAAGTCAAGCCCAGTCAATTGTTCAAGCCAGTCGACAGTAATAGGAATATCAGTCTGATTAATACGTTGTGTCAGGGACTGCCCATCTTTGTTTTTAAATACGTTTCCGCCTTCTTTTAATAATGCCATAATTAATATTTAGTTGCCATAAGTTGAGCTAATTGTTGTTGTAAATAATGGGCTTGCCCAGTGTTAAAAATTTCAGCATTACGCAAGTCGGCCATGGTTTTATTGACCATAATATTATGATTTTCAATTTGTCTACGTCGACTGCTTTCAGCCAATCGTCTTTTAGTTTCGTAATAGTCTTCTTGTGGTACATAATTCGTATTATTTTCGGCAACTAACCCTACTGCTTTCATCAAATTATCTATTGTAGGAGACCCCGTACTACGCACATTTACTTTTTCTTTAGACTGTTGAATTTGTTGTTTTAGTTTAGCCACAGTTCTATCATCAAGCCCTGTAGCGTATGCCGCGTTTCTTTGAGCTACAGTAGATTGCACTGGTGTATTAGATATTTTTCCTGAAATTTTATCATTTACATAATCTACGCCAGCCAATGCTACAGTGGCGTATTTTTTTACTAATTTATTTACTACCGCAGGATTATCTTTATTGGCAATAATATTTTTCATCA